GAACCCAGCCCCCTTCCATACTCAAGTGCCTATGGGGAATTAGGCAGCGCGGGTGTAGAGCGAGCGAACGGCGATCTGAGTACGACCGGCCTTCATGTTACGCGTGAAGCGCTTAGAAGGCTTACCGAGACGGTAAACAGTCGACGTACGGCCATTGGCAAACGTCTTACGGTTAGAGTAGATTGGGAAACCAGCAAAGCGAGCTTCGCTTACGCGAGCAGCAGCACCGGAACCAACCTTCTTCTGAAGCTGAGCGAGGGTCAAACCATTACGGTTCTTCTCGAGAACTTCAACAACGCGTGTCTTAGTAGTATTCATTTCAATAACTCCATATTTAACTAACTTAACAAATACTTGACATCACACTTATCAAGTAGGGCATATTGTAGGCTACTTCAGACTAGAAGTCAACAGGGCGCTTTAATAATTTTTTAGCTAACTTGACCTTTTCGAAGTACTCTCTTGTTAAACCACGTTCACGACCGAAAGCTTCAATTTCCCAAGGTTGGTCATAATACGCTACTCTATTAAGATTATACTTCTTATTCTTAAATACAGATACGTTATAGTCAGTTGACGGAAGGTCAATTAGCTCATTCTTAACAAACTGTTTAACATGGACCATTTCGTGGGCAAGAGTACTGATGATATATCTTAAAGATGGATTAGAGGTTGTATAGATGTTTATGACAAACTTTCTTGGTTGTCTATTGTTATCCATCCATTCAACATAAGCACAATCATCATCATAACCAATGTCTTTCTTGGTTAGTTTAAGTTTGACAAGTATTTGCTTATTGAGGTCTTTTGAAAAAAACCTATTAGAAAAAAACCTTGCAAACTGCCTACAATGTCTACGGTGTACTTCAGTTCCACCTTCGATTTGTAGTCTCATGTTATGCTTCAGTTAAGGCTGGCTATACTTAAATGTCAGAACCTTGAAGGAGCCAGTTAGTACTTTACTTGGCTCGACCATTGGTAGAGAGGCTGAGGCATCAAGAGCTGTACCATCAACAGTCGCTGTGCCCTCTAGCACAACAGCATATGTCTCTGCGTCCAGAGTTAGTGAGTCAGCAACGTCGGCTAGAGCAAGATCTGTGAATACAGCCGGCGTTGTTGGGTTATGGCCAACCAATAGCAAAGTTGCAGCATCGTTAGCATCTGCAGTAACAACATTTACGCCAGAAGGATGAGCAACAACTTCGATTGGTGAACCTGCTACGACATCATAGGCAGCTTGACCGTGTACACCGCCAAATCGCTGTGATTGGCCAGCTAGCACTTCTACCTTATGAGCTGAGAATTTACCTACTAGTGCATTTTTACCGTAAAAGCTCATATTAATTTCTCCGTTAAAAACCGTAATGATTGTGGAACTGTTCCCGAGCAATATTAAACTTATTCAAGTATGGATATGTAGTCTTCTCGAATATTTGGGCTTCGGAATCGACATCGTTCGCTATCATAACTACTAGCTTATTTATGGGTTCTTTAGTTAGCTCATACCAAGCACATGCATAGGCTGAGGTTTGCATGAAATAATGTTCAATCCACCTTTCTTCTTTGGTTTTAGCGGCAGTCTTAAAGTCAATAACAGCAAGCTCGCCTCTATACATTCCTATACAATCTACCGTTCCAGCTACCTTGAGATAATCAGACCAAATCATCTTTTCTAGCGCATGTATAGATGTCACACTATCGTTTAGAGCTCTTCGAAGTTTATGGAATAGGTCGACAGCATCAGGCATTGCCTTATTTCTGGACTGCTCAAAATCCTCATGGTTTAGAATGTACTTTTCTGTTAGGTTATGGACAACTGTACCTCTACCAGAAGCTTTCTTAGATATCCTATTAGCAGCTTCTTCACCAACCTTAGCCCTCCATTGTTGGATGCCTTCCTTGGTTGTAAATCCAGTAACAGAGGTCACCGAAGGGAGCTTGGCCCCCTCCGGTGTTACATACAATCTTGGTTCACCGTCTATTCTTTCTAACTTTGGAAAATTATATAGATGTGTTTTTAGTTCAAAGTCTACCCTATCCAAATCCTAATTCCGTTTTAGCAATAATGTATTTTTTAACAAATCCTGATCTCACAATATCATCCACTAAAAACTCAATATAGTCAACATCTGCTACAGTGTTTAGAATCTTCATAAAGTCTTTTAGGCCAGACTTATCCTTTGGTGATTGTAGATCTGTCTGTCTATAGTCTCCACAGAAGATGATCTTAGAATAGTCGCCAACTCTTGTGATGACCGAATCAAGTTCACCAAATGTCATGTTTTGGATTTCATCTACAAGAATAATTGTGTTATCTAAGGTAAGACCTCTTATAAACGATGTAGACATGAACTCAATGATACCAGCCTCTTTGAGAATATCATACCCATCGTTTCTTTGAGTTAGACAGTTAACTATTTCCCTGTAGGGTTGTTCATACACACTTAATTTTTCTTCTAGTGTTCCAGGCATGAAGCCTATTTCTCTTGTTGGAACACAACTGCGGATGATTGCGATACGTTTGAATGCTTTGTGCTCTAGTACTTCTTTTAGAGCGAGGTAGAGGCTGACGAATGTCTTTCCTGTGCCTGCGATACCGTGTAATAGTAAATGAGACTTGTAGAATGACTCAAATACTTTTTGCTGCGCTTTTGTTATTGGATATATTTGATGTAGCTTTACTCCTTGCTGATGTTGGTTACCATTTACTGCTAGTCTAAGTTTCTTCTTAGCTTTGTTTGGCATCGAGTACTACCTTTTGTTACCATGTGTTGATGTTGCTCTTTTTATGATGGGATTTAATATTTTTAAGGACGTCACGAAATCCAGCATCAGGCTTTTTAAGGCCGAGGCGGTGGGGATCTCCTATTGGCGGAGCCTGTGTGATTATGGTCTTCAAATGAGGGTTCGCAGCTAGGTACTCGTCTAGCTTGGAGATCGACATGAACTCCTCAGTGACCTCACCCGTTTGGGTGTTTTCAAAAGTGTATGTGGGCATGTTTTTATTTATACTTCTCGATGTTTCCAGAAGACAATTCATTAACAAAATCTAGCAAAGCAGGAACATCTTTTTCGTTACCCTGGAGAATTAGATAAAGAGAGGCAGCCTTGACGCCAGCCTTCACGCCAAGATGTGCACCTCTTACATACATCCAGTAACCAAAGATACAGCTTAGCACAAACCATACAAAATGAATCAGATAATAATAATCCATTAATTAGCGCCTATCATAGTCATATCCTTCATCCCAAAACTCATCCATATCCTCACTCGACAATCTCTTCAAAGCATCGAGATCATGGGTCCTCAAGGCATTACGCATATGCTTTTCGGAACGGTCTTTTTGCTTTGGTTTTGATGGGCGGTCCTCATATTCATCAAAACGTTGATTACGAGAATACTTCTTAATCGTCATGGGACTATTTAACCTCTTACTTTGCTGGAACTTCGTCTGGCAGGATATCAGGGAATGCTAACTTAGCAACATCAGCTGTGATTCCCTTATACAGCTTATGCAGTTTCTTATCCTTAGCAGCAATTAACATATCTGCTTCAGGACCTGGAAGTGATTCGAGAATAGTAATAAAGATGTTCTCTCTCTTCATTCTATTTAAGTTCTGGCCTGGCTGCTCAACTAGGTAACCAAACTTGCGAGACTCGGCGTGGAGGTATCCACGATGGTAGTCATTCTGGACTGGGTCAACTTTCTTATACGGAGGAGCACCCTCTGGTAGTGCTGCAACAACATTAGGATGGAATGCTAACTGAAGAACACTCTTCAGAGCAAACGAATCATTTGCCTTTAGGACATCAGCTCTCTCTTGCTTTGTCTTATAGCGGTTAGCAATCTCAAATACATCACATACATTACTATTCATTAGAATTCTCCAATATGTTCCATCAAATTCTTTAGCTTAAACTTGATAAAGTAGTTAAACAAATCGCCTTTCTTCTTACCTTCCTGCTCGTTATATTGTGAGAGGATAGTATTATATACATCAACTGGAATTTTAGATAGGTCAACAAGCGCTTCATTTCTCTTATAGCCACGAAGCATATTCTGGTCACAAAACTCTTCTGGAGTTTGGGTGACCCACTTGTCGAGACTCTTTTGGCGGACTGGCTTTTGACGACCACCTGAGATGAAGACATCATCAGGAGATAGGAAGTTAGGAACACCATCACCAGAGTCACCCTTGAGGATATGTTCCTTTAAGTAGACATCAGGGTTGTTGTGGGAGATGAACTTCTTACGGACAGGATCATACTGTCTCACGTTAACAAACTTCTGAAGCTGGATGAAGTCCTTATCACCTGAAAGGATAAGAATCTTTTCGGCATTGCCTGTCATTAGCAATGCACCATTGTGGTGGACAAGTGTTGAGATGATGTCATCTGCTTCTGCTGTTTCTACTTTCAGTACTCTATACGGAAAGTATTCTTTTAGTTCCTCTCGGATCTTATTGAAGCATTCGAAGATCGAAGTCCAATCAATTTCCGATTCCTCTCTAGCCTTCTTTCGGTTGGCCTTATAGTATGGGTAGATCTTTCTACGCCAATAGTTCTTATCATCACATGCAATAACGATCTCACCATACTCCTCACCAAACTTTTGTTTGTAGGAACGTATAGCGTTTAGGACCATGTGTCTAACAAGGCCCTCTTCAATCTTGGCATCCGTATGGTTACCAAGTTGCATCATTAAATTTGAAATCATTACCTGGTTTAGGTCAACAAGTATCATGCTGTTTCTGGTCCTTCGTCATCAGGATCCTCATCGGCATGTTGCCATTCGGAATCCAAAAAATATTCAATTCTACTAAAGTATTTATCAAAATCATCTACAAATGTATGCAGAGGATGGTGTGCCTCTCTGTACCGTAGTATAATGGAAAAGATGGCTTCCCTCAACAGAAGAACATCCCTTCGGTCAAAGTCTTCGGTCTCAAATCCATATGCTCTGAGCAACATCATCGACTTATTGAACACATCCATTGCTTCTGGGCCAGCCTCATGGTAATGTTCAACAAAGCTCTCTAGATGCTTTGTCATCTTCTGCTTTGGCACTTGTTTCTTTAATCGAAACTCTGCCATACTAACGACATTGTCGTTATTCGAGGATTCCATCTTCCTCTTCCTTGGCGACTAATGTGTCAGTGAACAAAGGAGTGTTATAAGTAGGAACCATATCGAGTTCAGTGAACCCATCCTCTTTCATCTCTTTCACGAGATTCAGAGCCTCCATCTTACTAAGATCGAAGAACTCAATGATGCCACCATCAGCGTTCTTAACAAAAACGGAATACGTATTAGAAGCCATGTGCAAACCCTATAATAAAACCAAGAACCCAAGGAGTAAGAGCAATGATGAGGAGAACAATTAGGACTCGCTTCATTACCACACCCTCAGGAGGATAGTGAACTCATTCAGTCGACCATTCATCGGCTTTGCGACGGCCTTGATTGAATCAAACTGCTTGTTAAGCTGAGGCTTAGAGGCATTCATTACAACCTTGAGGAACTCCTCAGGCTTGCGAAGCTTCTTGGCAACACATTGATCAAGGTCAACATTGGTCAAACTCGAACGCTTGAACTGAATGTTGCTACCAACATAGCGACCAAGCTGACGAGTCTTAGTATTGAAGACCCAAAGCTGCTCAGAGCCAAGAACCTTCTGAGGATGAATTGAACCAACCTTAAACTCACTT